CACGCCCTGGGCCACAAACACCGATCCGGTCTCGCTGATGCCCTCGATCACCCAGGCCCCGTACACGCCACCGGCGCCGTCCACCATGGCCCAGGCCCGGCCGCTGTCGGCCATGTCGCGCAACTGGGGCAGCGACTGACGTGTGCCCATGAATTCAGGCACCTGCACGCCGGTCAGGTTGATCAGGTCGTCGCCTGGTCCTACAAACTGACGGGCCGGGCGTTGGCCCACGCGCGAGTTGCTGGGGTGGCGCCAGGTGGTTTGGCGCTTCAGTTCTTCAAAGGCCAGGGTGTTCAGACTGAACACGAACTGGCCGAGGCTCATCATCATGGTGGCTTCCTCAATCGGCGCTTCAGTTGATATCGCTCATGCTGGACAGCACCCGCGACCTGGCCATCCGTTCTCGCCGGTCCAGCTCGGCCGACACTGCGCGGGCAATCGCCTGCGGATCCATGCCCGGAGTGGCGTTGATCGTGATCTGGTGCCCAGCGCCTCCAACCAAACTCTTGCCGCCAGCGGCCGAGCTGGCCATTGCGCTCGACGCTGTGCGCGTATCCATGCGCGGCGCCACTGGTGTGTCCTGCGCCTGCACCAGCCCCGCCCCTCCCAGCCCCATGACGGTAGCCGTACTCAGCGCCGCTGCCCTGCTGCCGCCCCAAGATGCTATGGGCGCCGGCTTCGTAGATTTCAGCATGGCATTGGTGGCGTCCAACACCTCGGTATTGCTCGGCTTTGGGACGTCTGACTTGATGCCTAGCAGCCCCAGCACCCAGTCTTTGCCCTGGCCCAATCCCGACTTCAACCCCTCGATCATCTTGGCGCCCAATTTTGAGAAGCGGTCCGGAACCTCGATGTCCAGAAAATCCAAAGCAAAGGCGAAAGCTGACCACAGCACCCCCAACGGCGACCAATCCAGCATCAGGGTCAGCCAAGAGCCCAATCCACCTTTTATTGTTTCGGTGATGCGGTCACAAACCTGTTCCCATATCGCCACCAGACCACCCTTCATGCCGTCCCAGTTCTCATAGACCATGAGTGCGGAAATGCTCAGCAACGTCAAGGCGGTGGGCAGTCGAGTCAAGGCCTTCAGGGCCAATGTACTGATGGGGCCCAACTGACCGATAGCCAAACCCAGCCGCGCCAATAGGAATCGGCCCAGCACGGCCTTGCCGGCAAGCAGCGCCAGGGGGATGATCAGCAGCCCCATCCCGGCCATGGCCAGCGAAAGCCCCACCACGGCGACGCCCATAGCCTTGGTCAAGCGAGGATGCTGCTCGGCCATTCTGCGGAGCCAGTCCAGCGCCCCGGCGGCCTTCTCCAACATCTTTACGTACAGCGGCATCACGTCGGTGCTGATCTGGTTGTACAGGTCGCGCTTCTTGGCAAGCAACTCCAGCTCACCACCGGAGGCGCTGCCCCGAGCCTTGTCGTACAGACCGTCGATTCCATCTGCGCGGGCATTGAGCTGGGCATTCTTATGGATCTGATCGCGCTGCAGATACATCTGGGCGAACAGGTTGGACGCGGTGCGGTTGCTGAACATGCCGCCGATGGCGTCGAGGATCTGTTGCTTCTCGGTGATCCCCTTCTCTGCCAGGGTGGGCAGCAGCACCTCCTCCATCCATTGAAACTGATTCTGGCGAAAGATGTCCGAGCCCTTGAGTGCGCCGATCCCCAGTTGGGAGATCTGCCCCACCTTGTCGTGCTTGACCTTGCTAGGATCAGCGATCAGCCCCAACGTCTGCATCAGCTGCGCCGCCCGCTTGGTGGTCTTGCCCTGATACACGTTTTGGTAGGCCGACATCAAGGCAGTACCCACCCGGTTTCCGCCCATTTCCTGAACCAGTGGTTCGAGTTGGTAGTAGAAGGCCTCATCCCCGATCCCCTTGGCAGCGACACCGCCGGTCTTGATCGTGTTGAGCCATTCCTCGGGGCCCACGCGCCCGCCAGTTGCCGTAAGCACCTGTTGCACGATGTTGGCCTGGCGCGCGAAGGCGTCCTTGCTGCTCAAGCCACCGCGCAGCTCGATGACCTTGAGCATGTCCATGAACTTCTTTTCGTTGTCCTCGGCATGCTGAGCACCGTACACGGCCTCATTCGCAAATTTCATCTTGGCCAGCAATGGCGTCACCATCTCTGCATGGTGCACGTCGGCAAATGCGGTGAGCGCGTCGCGCATCAGCCCCAGGTTGTCGGTGGTGCTGGTGCCATAGGTTTTCATGGCCCGGGCGTACTTTATGGAGTCGGCGCTGGCCTCCTCTCCAAGACCCAATGACAGGATGCGCAGCACTTCGTTGGCGTACTTCTTCCCCTCACTTATGGGTGCAGCCGCCCCGCGCAGCATGGTGCTTCCTCCGGCATACATGGCGTATCCCGCGCCGGCCGCCATGCCGGCACGGGCAGCGTACCGGGCATGCTGGCTGTTGATTTCCTGGATCCGCTTTTGCTGCAGCCCCAGCTTCTTTAGCTGCTCGGTTTGCGCCTTGTAGCTGTCGTTCAGCGCACCAATATCGCCCTTCAGAGACCGAGACTTGGCACCCAGTCGATCAGTGCCAACACCCGCTTGCTCCAGGCGTTGCTTGTAACCGGCCAATCGCTCCTGACCACCCTGGATGGTTTCACGCAGGCGCTTGCTGGCGTCGTCAACGCCACGGATCTGATCCTTGTATTTTCTAAGAGCGTCGCGAGATCTCTCATAAGCCTGCCGCTGAGAAATCAGACTGATGCGCGACAGCTCCAGCTCGCGCGAGAACGCGGCCGAATCCTGCCTCCCTTCCTTGAAGCTGCTGCTCAGCCGCTTGTAGGCGTGCTCGCTGGCCTTCAGATTCGCCCGGACATTGGCATGCCGTTCGCTCTGGCCGGCAAGACTGGCTTTGAGCTTTTCGGATTTCCCCTGCAGATCGCTCAGCTCGCGGGTCTGCCCCCGCAGTGCCGCCGTAGTTCGGCGGTAGCCCGTCACATCGGCCTGGGTTTTGTTCAGGGCACTGAGCCTGTCACGAGTGGCCTTCAAGGCCTGCGCGGTGTCCTCAGATGCCTTGCTCACGCGCTTCAACGGAGCCAGGGCCTTGTCCTTTAGCTCCAGGATCACCCGTAGCATCAATTTCTGGTCAGCCATGGCGAGCTCCTCGCGCACCCGACGAGTGCGGAGCGTCTGTGAGCGTGATCTGTCGCGCCAGGTGACGGGAGATAGGGTGGTCGGTCACGGTGTTCATTCCTGGGGTTCGTGGCGACGGATGGCGCGTTCGCGCCAGTCCATCAGTTCCGCCAGCCCCATTTCCGCCATGACGGCGGGGGGCCAGCCGAAGATCAGGGCCAGATCGGCCATGGCCTCCTCTACTCGGTCTGGAAGGCCCGCGCCTTGTCGGCCTTCGTCAGCAAAAAACTACTCACCTCCAGGCCCAGCTGCATCAGATCGGCGGGCTCAAGCCGATCAACGTCGGGCGCATTGAGCATGGGCGTGGTGATACGCGGAAGCAAGGTGCGCAGGCTGTTGACCTGCAATTGCAGCAATTCGGCCAACGAAATGCCGCGCAGCTCGCCCGCACGAGGCTTGCGCAGGGTGACTTCGCTGATTTCACCGTCGCCGCGGCGCAGCGGGGTGTCCAGCTGGATGGTGACGATTTCGGCGGTCGCTGCCGTGGCTTGGACAGTGGTGTCAGGCTTGGTAGTCATAGGATTTGCTTTCAGGATTCAGTGAGGATGAATTGGTGGGCGTCAGATGCCCAGTGCGGCGCGCACCTGCTGCATGCGGTCCACGCCGTTGACCAGCTCGATCATGTTGACCACGTCGATCTCGATCAGGGCCGTGCCGTTGACGGTGAGCTTGTAGTAGCTGATGGCCGACTTGATGGTCAGCTCGGTCTTGTCGCCGCCCTTGGCCTTGCCCGGGTCGAATTCCTTGTGCCGGCCGCGCACCACGATCTCCAGCGAGTCGACGGTTTCGGCGTCGTCAGATTGCAGGGCGCCGGCAAAGCGCAGCAGCACGCCGTTGTGGGTGGTGGTGCCCCACTGCTTGAGGATGTCGGTGATCCAGCCGGCGGCCTTCCAGTCCATCTCCATGGCTTCGGAGCCGAGATCCAGCTCGATCTCGCCGGCCATGCCGCCCGAGCGGAATTTCTCCATCTTGCGGGTGAGCTTGGGCAGGGTGATTTCTTCGGTCTCGCCGACGTAGCTCACGCCATCGACGAACAGGGCAAAGTTCTTGAGTTTCTTGGGCAGTCCCATGAGGTTCTCC